TAATGAAATTCTGGCGTCTATTGGTCAGGCGCCTGTTACCACCATCGAGGCACAGACCATCACGTATGAAGATGGTACTACTGTCGAAGCTGTAATCAACCCGGAAGTTGCAATTACTTATGAGACTTTACAACAAGTCTCGCGGGAGGTACAGGCTGAGGGGTGGTCATTTAACCGAGAGGTTGAATATCCACTTACTCCTAATACTAGCGGTTATCTAGAGATGACTGGTAGTATGTTACAAATTGATCTCAGTGATACACTAGCTAATAGCAACTACGATACTGTTATTAGGAATGGTAGACTGTATGATAGGATCGGTCATACTGATGTATGGGATACGACCAAGACCTATGAAGTAGATGTGGTCTGGTATTACGACTTTGCTGATCTCCCTCAGGTCTTTAGGGACTACATCACATCACGAGCTGCTACACGTTGTGCTATTCGTCTTGTTGGTGATGTTAACCTTACCCAGGCTCTTGCTTCATTTGAGACGTGGCGTAGGGCTAACTGTCTTGAGTATGAATGCAACGAAGGTGACTACACTATGTTTGGCTTCAAACAAGGTGATGGATTCTACAATAGCTATAAACCATTCAAGGCTCTTGCACGATGACTTCAGTATCTCAACGTATACCTAACTTCATTGGTGGTGTTTCCCAACAAGCTGATGAGAAGATGCTGTTGGGTCAAGTTAAAGATGCTGTGAACTGCTACCCTGATATTACCCTTGGTATGCTTAAGCGTCCTGGTGGTAAGTTCATTGGTAAGCTTGCTAGCCTAACAGCTAACACTGCTGACCAAACAGCATGGTTCAGTATGTTTAGAGATAACCAAGAGAAGTACATTGCTAATGTCACCTCTGCTGGTGTCGTTAAAGTATGGAACCTGTTGACTGGCTTAGCTGGTACTGTTACGTACCCTACTGGCAAGCAAGCATCTATTGAAAGTTATCTCACAGCTACTGATTATCGTAGCATCAAAACTCTTACTATTAACGACTTCACCTATATCGTTAACAGTGAGAAGGTAGTTACTGCTAAGGCTGACCCATCTTGGAATGCTAAGCGTCAAGCTACTATTGTCATTGCTGGTGTTGAGAACGACGCTATCTATACAGTCAAGATTGGTGGTTCTACTTTTACCTATACATCACCAGCACCTCCTGTAGCACCTGCAACAGCACCTACTGCTACCATTGCTATAGTTGCGGCTGGACTATCTGCTGCCATCACAAGTGGCTTTGCTACTAAGACAATTATTGATAACACCATCTACCTTACCTTTAGTTCCGATACTGATGTGTCTGGCAATGCTGGCATTGATGGTAAGAGTATCCGTGTATTTCAGGATTCAGTAGACACATTTGCACGACTACCTGAGCAAGCGAAGCATGGTCAAGTAGTTAAAATCAACAACACTTCAGCAAGTCAGGATGACTTCTATCTGAAGTTCATTGCTGATGATGGTAATAGTGGTAAGGGTTACTGGGAAGAGACGATTGCACCTAACGTCAGCACTGGCCTAAATGAGGCTACAATGCCTGTTGCATTGATCCGCACTAGTGTTAGTCCATTGACGTTTAGAGCCACCTTTCTGGACTCTACAACCTACTCAGATGGGTCAAATGTGACCATCCCCATTGATCCTACAAAGTTTGTACTTCAATGGGAGCCACGGTTGGTTGGGGATACTGAATCCAACAGCCACCCCTCCTTTGTAGATAACACCATCCAGGATATCTTCCTATTCAACAATAGGCTTGGGTTCCTGACTGAAGATAATGTCTCCATGTCTCAAGCTGGAGATTACTATAACTTCTACCACAAATCTGCTACTACTATTACTGCTGCTGATCCCATTGATCTTAGCTGTGCTAGTATTAAACCAGCTATTGTTCGTTCAGTTGTACCTATCACTCAAGGTCTACTCTTGTTCAGTGATAGTCAACAGTTCCTTATGGAAGCTGAAAATGGTGCTTGGACTCCTGCTAACTGCTCTATCAGCACTATCGCTAACTATGAATGCGATCGTTACATCAAACCGATTGACCTTGGCTCTACTGTCTTGTATGTAAGTAGGAACCAGAGTTGGTCTAGAGCATTTGAGATCTTCACTAGGGGACAACGTGAAACACCTAGCGTAACTGAAACCACTAAGATTGTCCCTGAGTGGATGCCTAATGGTATTACAGATACCACTGGTAGCGCTCAGAACGGCCTGTGGGTAGCCTCTGGCCGTACTTCTAAGTACTTGTATATACATAGATACTACGAGCAGGGTGATGAGCGTCCTATGGCTGCCTGGGTGAAGTGGTTACTTCCCTCCAATGTCATCCATACAGCTATCCAAAACGATATCCTCTATGTATTAACTAGTGGTACAGAGGGTTACACACTGACTCAACATAAACTTGTCCTTGCACCTAGCACAGGTGGACTCATTAACATCTTTGGTAATGCAGTTGACCCATACCTTGATTCATGGTGTGAAGTAACTGATGTAGCAATGGTATCACCAGTACCACCTACTGCACCAACACATAACCAAGTTAATGATACAACTAAAGTATATCTACCCACCTACTTTGATACTACTAAGACAATCAGGTACGTGGTTGGCCTAAAGAAAGTACCACCTGCTGGTACAGAATCTGGCTACACCAATGTAGTTACACTCCTAACCGATGGTGGTGGTACCTACTTCAATATCCCTGGTGATGCTAGCGGTAACTACATCTATGTTGGATATGAGTACAACATGGAGCTAATCCTCCCTAGGTACTACTATAACATGGGTCAAACAGGTGTTGACTTTACTGCTGTTACTACCACATCTCGTATGGCATTCTATACAAGTCTTGGTGGTGATATCTATTTCAACCTAAAGGACCGCACTAGGTCTGAATGGTATAATGTCAATGGTGCTAAGATTGCTGATCTCTACACTGCTGATACATCTCCATTCCGTGATGTCTTTATTTACAAAGTTCCAATCTATCAAAGGCCAGACAACTATACAATGAAAGTTACTTCGAATACTCCGTTCCCTGTTAGTCTTGTGTCTATGCAGTGGGAGGGACAATATGCACCTGGCTTCTATCGGAGGACCTGATCATGTCATGGACTTTAGCTATTCAAGGTGCCAGTGCCTTACTTAGTGGTCTAGGTGGGCAAGCTGAGGCTGATGCCCAGAATGCTGCTATTAACGCTACGTATAAACAAGAAAGACAAGCTAGGCGTTACAGGAAACGTAGCCTCATGGCTGATTGGCGTCATAGCACTAAGCAGTGGCGCCTTAATGAAAAGAACGAAGAAACCCTTGGTGCATTTAAAGATGCTACCAACCTACAAGACTGGCAGTACAACTTAAAGATTCAAGACTTTGAGTATGCCTCTCAGATGAAGCAATATGCTAAGTCTGAGAAGATCTACGGTCAGCAGCTCACCTTCAACCAAATGGCACAAGCTGCCGCTAAGGAAGCTGAGTACCGTAAACTTGAGGACGCCATGAAAGAGATGGCCTTCCAGAATCAAGATATCGTTATCAAGGCACTGCAGTCTGAAGGTGTTGCTGCTGTTAAAGGTCAGCAAGGTAGAAGTGCAGAGAAGATGGAGCAAGCTGAATTTGCTGCTCTTGGTCGTAACCAGGCAATTCTTGCTGAGTCACTGTTGAGTGCTAAGGCTGATACAGGAGCTGCCCTGCGTAAGATTGCTAACGATAAGTTCGGTGCAGATCTTGCAGCAGAAGCTAGTCGTATGCTACGTCCTGATCGTCTCCCGCAACCACCTAAGCCTCTTACTACACCACGTGCTGAGTTCCTCAAACCACGTAGGCCTAAAGAATTTGATATTGGTCCAATGCCAATTAAAGGTGCTATGGTATCTTCTGCTGGTGCATGGATGGGAGCAGGCGCTAATTTCCTTAGCAATAACAGTAGCTCGATTGTTAAAGCATTAGGTTTATAACATTAACATTACATTTGTGTAAATGGATCAAGTAAATTACAGAGGGTACGCCCGGAGTATAGGTTTCGATCCTATTAAAGCACCTACGGAAGGTCTTGCTAGAATGCAAGAACGCGACAGCCGTATCATACGTGGTATGGAAGAGAACCGTAGGGAAATTAAACAGGTAAGAGACGAGTATGGTGCTGGTCTTGAACGTAAGCTCAGCATCGAAGCACGAGATCGTGATCAGAACTACGCATGGGAAAAGAAGCTTTCTGAGACCCGTCAGGAAGCTGTTAGTAAGAATGCTCAAACACTGATACAAAGTGAGCTACAGCGTGGTAAGAACGTAGCTGCTACGTTTGAAAGTCTGGCTAAATTCAGTTCCACTATTGCTGATGGTTTAACTGAGTATCAAAAGGAAAAGGATAAACGTGATAGGGCGGCTACGCTTGTAGAGGTTGCGACTAATGGGTTGCCAATGCACCGGCAACAGATGCAAGACAATGCTAAAGCTTTGTTATCCCAAGCTGGTGAAGCTAACGATAAGATCGCCGAAGGAGTACAAGCTAGGGGACTGGATCCATATATTGTTACCAATTTACTTACGGGTAACAAGAAACGGGACATGTGGAAGCTCGAAGGGCTTTCCATGCTTGCAGCTGCTGAGTTCCCTGGATGGGCGCAAAGTGAGTTAGATAAACGTAACTTGGTTACAGCTGAAGAGCGTGAAGCATCTTTCCCTACACTTCTTACAGAGTTTCTACAAATGAACGGTCTGTTTGAAGTGAAGGCTGACTTCATGGTAGAAAGTTTGATGAAGATGAGGGGATCTTATAACTCCTTCATCGCAGCTGCTAGGAAGTCAGATGTTGTCAATAAGTCCTCCATGATGCGTGATGATGCCTTCAGTGGTATGTCTCGTACCAAGACTGGAGAAAGCCTTACTGAGGCATTTAGGACCACCTCACGTAGCTATAGAGAGGATGGTGTTACACCAGTTGGTAACGCTGATGCCAAGTCTAGCATCTTCAAAGAACTGGCTGATACTACTCGTTACTCAGATGCTGATGTTGAGCGTATGCTTAAAGAGGCACAGACTGATCAGGGTAGTTGGTATGATCGCTTTCCTCGTGATGTTGATGATCTGAGGAATGCTAGACAGAAAGATCAGGAGTCTGAGTTCCAACTCATTGAAGCTCAAGAGCGTCGTGAGAACAAACGTAAGGAAGATCAACTACTTGATTGGGTGAAGAACAACAACCCCAGTGAAGAGGATCTCACTTCTATCATCAAAGAAGCAAAGGCTAACGGTATTGCCACTGATCGTCTCCAAGCTCACCTTGCCTTCACCACTGAGCAGCAGAATGCTGACTTCTGGGGTAAGCAGTTCCGTGAACAGTACGAACAAGGTACTCTTACTGCTGATGATGTTGATCAACCTGGTGTACCTATCGAAGTACGTGAGACATGGCGTACAAGAGCACAGCAACTAGATCAACAACGTTCTGACTCTGGTATCAAACAAGAGACCATCAAAGGTGAACTTACTGATGCACTTAAGCAGAACCTGATTGGTGATAGTACTAACCGTGCTGCTCACTATAGCTTGCGTGGTGCTTCCGACTATGCCCTCAAGCTCTATAACCAGAAGTTCAAACAGTACGCTAAGACGATGGAACCTGGTGTTGCTGCCAATAAAGCACGCCTAGATGTCCTCACAGCTATTGAAACGAAGAAGGGCGCCTTTGCCGTTATTGCTTCCTCTCAGGCAAAGACAGGTCAAACACAAGCCTTCTACGCTGCCTTTACACCTGGTAAGCATCCAGGTGCTCCTGCTGCTATCAATGTCATCACAACTTCTGAAGTTGTTAAGAAGGTACGTGCTAACAGCAATGTAATTAACACTGAAGTACTGGCTAGCCCTGCTCTGCTTAAGGATATTGATAACCGCATTGCTAGCGGTAAACCAATCTCTATTCCACAGATCTACACTGATTTGTCCAGGGCAGTACCTGGTATGAGTCCTACTCAAATCCTTAATGCACAGCTTAAGGCAGCAGGTCTTACCCAACAAATCAAACCTGGCTTTAGAGATCAACTGAATCAGCTTGCTGATCCGGTACTGCGTGCTATTTTCGCTCAACCTACTACTCAAGATCGTCTTAACACTACTATCATTGGTAGTGGTAATGCACCTGCTACTGTACGTACCGGTAACAATGGCTATGCTGATGTTGTCTCCCTTGGTACTAGCTCTGGGTTTAAGTTCCCTCAGGTGATGGCAGCTATGTGGGCATTGGAATCTGGCTGGGGTAAGTACACCTCAGGTAAGAATAATGTCTTCAACATCAAAGCACGTCCTGGTCAAGGCACACAAAAGAACGGTTCCTATTGGAGGGACTATGCTTCCCCTCTTGAGTCTGCTAAGGACTTTATGAACCTCATGACTGATCCTAGGTATGCACCTGGTTTGTCACGTGCTAAGACACCACGTCAAGCTATTGAAGCTATTGCTGCTGGTGGCTATGCTGGTGGTGAAGCTGCCTATCCTAGTAAGATCATTCGTGTGATGCAACAGATGGGTGTTAATGTTGATCAACCGTATACTACTGCACCTCCTGCTCGTAACCAAGCATTTATGCGTCCTACCCTTGCTTACATCACAGACAACATTGGACCTACTTCTACTGGTCCTCACCTAGACGTTAAACAACAAGACAACCCCAACACACCTCAGAATGAGTTTGCTAGGGAGTTCTCATCTAAAGCACTTGATAACTTTGTCGTTGTTGATGATCCTCAATTTGGACGTGTTCCTTTGAGTCGTATTCCTGTTACTGATACCTTTGCTGGTCATGTAGCCCGTGGTTCACACGGTATTGACTACGGTACAGCTAAGGGATCTAAAGTGTTCCTACAGAATGGTGCACGTATTGTATCTAAAACCCGTACACAACACGGAGATAAATTGGTTATTCAACTGCCGGATGGACGGCGTTTCAGTTTCTTACATGGTAAAACCTTATGACTAGTACACCTTATGTGGATGAAGAAGAACTGAAGCGTCTAGAAGCTGAAGCCCTTGCTGAAGAGCAAGCTTTGCAACAGGCAGCTCCAGCTTATAGTCCTAAGACAGCTCCTCAAACAATGTACAAGGAGGCTACACCAGCAGAGAACAAAGCTGCTGGTAATGTACAGCCTGTTAAGTCTCCTCAACAACAAGCCACCCAGCAACTGATGGGTGGTGGTCAACAGCAACCACAACAACCACTCAATCGAGGTAGTGGCTTCATTTATGGTAGTGGTGACCCTAATGCTACCCTTGGTGAAGATATCGGTACCTATGCTCAACGTACCCTTGAGGGTCTTGGGTCCGTTGGTATGGGTATTATTGACTTTGGTATGGATGCCATTGGTCGTATTCCGGGTGCTGAGTGGATTGATGATACCTGGGATGCCAAAACAAAGTACAAGAACCCTGGCTTCCAAAAGGTAAGGGAAGTATCTTCTATTCTTGTACCCAGTATTGGTGTTGGTGCTGCATCACGTATTGGCACTGCCGGTATGGCTGGTGGTCCTGTTGCTCGTGGTCTCTCTGCTCTTGGTATTAACGTTGCTGGTGATGTCGCTATCAACGCTATCAGCGACCAATCAGAAGGTGAGACGGTATCGACGATTGTGAAAGAAGCGGCACCTTGGTTGCCTGTTCCTGATGCACTTGTCGTCAAGGATACTGACTCACCTGAGCAACGTCGTCAACGTAACATCTACGAATCAGCTGGTATCAGTATTGTTGGTGATATCATTGGTTACTCTGCTGCTGCAGGTCGTGGAGTAATGGATTGGTTCAAGCCTAATGATACAGCAGCTAAGGAGTTCATGTCCTCTGAGGTGTTGGTTAACGCTGATGCACCTACTGCTACTCGTTTGTCTGAAATTGACACTCGACGTATGGAACTACAGCAACAGCTAGATCAGGTAGCTGCTACTCCTGCTCTGGACCAAGAGACACTCAGGGCACAGCTGGATATTATCGGTGAACTAGATAGTCAAATTAAAGCACTCGATAGTGAAGGCGGTAAGCTCTCTAAACAGTACACTGAAACAGGAGCCTCAGACCTCACTGAGAGCCCCCTAGAATCGTTTGTAGAGCGTCAACAGGTCAGCCGTGATAGTCAGATCGATGAGGTAGGTAAAGGGCGCCTTATGGACGATCCTGAAGGGGCTGGTGGTGTTGATCCTATGGTTACTCCTACTATGTTCCCTGAGGGTTCTACTGCTGCTCTTAGCATCCCTCCTGGTAACATTGCCCGTAACATGGCAGACACTACTGCTATCAAGCTTGGTAACACTAGCGGTACCCCTGCTCCTATCCTTTCTGAGCGTGCTTACTACGACCTCAGTAAAGGTAATGCTGTATCCCGTAACCTCATTGAAGACCTAGCTGAAGGTACTCGTGCTACTGGTAGCTTTGATGCTATTGTCGATGGCTTTAGGTACACCAAAGCTCAAATGAGTGATGGTGCTTGGAAGATCTACAATGATATCATCGGTACTGATAAGGTATCTGATCTCAAGAACCTCTTCCTTGATAACCGTGATGTAAAGAACCTCCTTGATGGTCGCTCTATTAAGTACGTCAACGATGTTCAAGCGGAAGCCATTGGCTATGCTATGCGTGAGTTGACTGATAAGTACATCGGTCAAGTTGTTACTGAGACATCAGCTCGTGCTATGGATACCGTAGGGCGTGAGATTGCTGATATTGCTGAGGGCTATAAGGCATTCCCTGAGAGTGCTGACCTTAGCCGTACTACTGAGATGCTTGGTGATCGTCTTGCCTTCCTTATGGAAGAGTATGCATTGAACAAGTACATCGCAGGTTGGGCACTTAAGAACCAAGACCGTTGGCAGAAGTTTCTCAAAGAGTCACCCGACAAAGAATCAGCCATTAGGCAGGTTACTGAACAGTTTGACCTTAAGGTGCAAGAGAAGAATCTCCAAGCTCAAGGCTATCGGGATATGATTAGGACTATTGCTCGTGATCGTCCTGATGCTGCACAACCTTTGATTGATGCGTTTGCATTAACTAGAGGTGATGTAGATACTCTTGATAAGTTGATGAAGTGGAGTGCTAAGCAACTTAGCCCCATGGGTCTTCTTAAGAGTGGTGATGAAGGTCTGAATGCCTTTGCACAAGGTGTATGGGCAGTACGTTACAACAACATGTTGTCTGGTATCTCAGCTC